ACAATCCGTCCTGTCCCAGCTTGCTGCTTGCCCGGACAGCCTACCGACGGTCGGAGACCTATCGGGGTATTAGGCTCTTACCTTTATAATACTATATAAGCACTTTAATATTAGACTGTTACTATGGATATAAAAATTTATTAGTAACAAATAAGTAACAAAAATCTATTGTTGTAAAAAAGTTTGTAGCTAAAGAAAAAAGGTGCTTAATTATAAAGCACCAACTATTCTGTGAATTGAGTGATTGTTTTTTTTAGGGTGATATTTGTGATAAAAATAGCATGATTCATCTTATAGGTCCATATTTATTATTATCTTTGCGTATAACGCAAAGAAATTGAGAGAACAATGGCCGATATTAATAGATTAAAAGTTGTTTTAGTAGAGAAGAAGAGAACTAGTAAGTGGTTGGCTTCCGAGTTAAAGAAAGATCCTGCAACCGTATCTAAATGGTGTACGAATACTTCACAACCAGATTTACAGACTCTGACTAGGATTGCTTTTTTGTTAGGTGTTGAAGTCCGAGATTTGATTAATAAGAACGAGGATATCTATGAGAGCTCCGAAACAATTCAATAATATAACAGAACGTGTTATAGATGATTTGAAACAGGTATTGTCATCGGGCAATAGTCAAATCTCTATAGCGGCAGCCAGCTTTTCCATCTATGCTTATGAAGCCTTGAAGGAAGAACTGGAAAAGGTGGACTGTGTAAACTTTATTTTTACTTCACCGACATTCTATACGGATAAGTCCGAAAAGCAAAAAAGAGAATTCTATATTCCTAAATTAAATCGGGAAAGGAGTCTTTTCGGATCTGATTTTGAAATAAGGCTTCGAAACCAGCTTACTCAACGAGCCATAGCACGGGAATGTGCAGACTGGATTCGCAGAAAAGCACGATTCAAGACCAACATCACTCACGGCTCCATGAATACCTTCCTCAACATAAGGGAAGGTGAAGAAACCTATACTTATATGCCTTTTAACGAGTTTACCACTACCGAACTCGGGCTTGATAGAGGAAACAACATCTGCCCGATGGTGGTAGGTATGCCCGGTCATAGTTCTACAGATATGTTTCTGAAGAATTTTGCCGAGCTCTGGAAGGACAAAGAGAAGTTCCAGGATGTGACAGATAATGTTATAGAAAATATCGAAACCGTTTATAAGGAGAATGCACCAGCTTTTATCTATTTCATTACGTTATACAATATCTTCAATGAGTTTTTAGAAGACATCAGTGAGGATGTATTACCTAATGAAGCTACAGGATTCAAAAGTAGTGTTATATGGAATAAACTGTATAATTTCCAGCGTGATGCATCATTGGCAATCATAAACAAACTGGAAAAATACAACGGGTGTATTCTTGCTGATAGTGTGGGATTGGGAAAAACATTTACGGCTCTTTCAGTTATCAAGTATTACGAAAACCGAAACAGAAATGTATTGGTTCTTTGTCCCAAAAAGTTGAACGACAACTGGCAGACATTCCGCTCCAACTATAAAAATAATCCGGTATTGGCAGACCGTTTGCGTTATGACATTCTGTTTCATTCTGACCTGTCAAGGGATAAAGGTTTGAGTAATGGACTTGACTTGGAACGGGTGAACTGGGGAAATTATGATTTGATTGTAATAGATGAAAGCCATAATTTCCGCAATGGCGGTCGGTTTGATAATGAGGATGAAGATGATGATTTCAAGGAAAACCGTTATGCCCGGCTGATGAATAAAGTTATACGCAGTGGTGTAAAGACTAAAGTGCTTATGCTTTCCGCTACACCGGTAAACAACCGTTTCAGTGATTTGAAAAATCAGCTGCAACTTGCGTATGAAGGAAAGGCCGAGAATATAAATGATTTGCTTGATACCGGAAAGAGTATAGATAGTATTTTCAGAGATGCACAGACTGTTTATTCTAAATGGGCAAAATTGTCTCCGGAAAAGAGAACAACAGAGAAACTGGTAGATTCATTAAGTTATGATTTTTTCCAGTTGCTTGATGCAGTTACCATAGCCAGAAGCCGAAGCCATATCATCAAGTATTACAACACGAATGATGTGGGCAAATTTCCTGAACGTTTGTCACCAATATCACGCAGACCTAAGCTTACGGATTTGAACGATGCTATTACTTTTGCGGATATAGCAGAAATGCTTAACAGATTGAATCTTTCCATATATACACCTTCTCTGTTTATTTTTGAGAGTGAAAAAGGCAATTACGGAATAGATTATGAAGGTGAGGGACTCACTGTAGATGGCCGCGAAAAAGGTATTCGGAAACTGATGGCTATCAATCTGTTGAAGCGTCTGGAAAGTAGCGTAAACTCTTTCCGCTTGACTTTGATCAGAATACATGATTTTATAAAAGATTCCATTACGGCCATTGATAAATTTCAGGAGAGCGGTGCAGGAACAATAGATGTAACTGATTTTTCAGAGGATTTTGATACTGAAGATAACGAGAGCGATCCTTTTGTAGGCCGTAAATCAAAAATCAATCTCCGGGACATGGATTATGTGAGTTGGAGACGTGATTTGAAAGCCGATTTGGAGGTGCTGGAACTGCTGATTCTCATGCTGAAGGATATTACACCGGAACATGACACCAAGCTGCAACAGTTGGTAGCAGACTTGAAAAACAAGTTTGAACATCCAATCAATGGCAGCAATAAGAAAGTGCTGATATTTACAGCTTTTGCTGATACGGCAAATTACCTCTACGAACAGTTATCTGGAAGAATACTAAACGATTGCGGGCTGCATACAGCTCTGATAACAGGCAGTACAGAGGGAAAGTGTACTTTGCCGAAACTAAAGTGTACGTTCAATGACATACTGACCTACTTCTCTCCTATGTCAAAAGACCGGGATTCCATTCATCCGAATGATACAAGGGAAATAGACGTACTGATTGCAACCGACTGTATCAGTGAAGGACAGAACTTGCAGGACTGTGATTATCTGATCAACTACGATATACACTGGAATCCTGTACGCATCATTCAGCGTTTTGGCCGAATAGACCGTATCGGAAGCAAGAACGATGTGATTCAGTTGGTGAATTATTGGCCGGATATGGAACTGGATGATTACATCAAGCTGAAAGGTCGTGTAGAAAGTAGAATGAAGGCAACAGTTATTACCAGTACGGGTGATGATAACCTATTGTCAGCTAATGAGAAAGGCGATTTGGAGTACCGTCGCAACCAGCTGAAGAAGTTGCAGAATGAAGTGGTAGATATTGAGGATATGGATACAGGTGTCAATATCATGGATTTGGGACTGAATGAGTTTCGTCTGGATTTATTGGCTAATCTGAAAGAGCATCCCAATATGGATTTGACACCGTTTGGTATGAGTGCGGTGGTCAATGCTTCCGAACTGGTAGAACCGGGCGTGATGTTTGTGTTGAAGAACAAGAACAGTGGTGTGAACATCGACCGCTCCAATCTGTTGCATCCGTTCTATATGGTTTATCTTTCTCATACCGGAACCGTTATCTGCGACCATCTGTCGCCCAAAAAACTGCTTGACAAGATGCGTTATGCCTGCAAGGATAAGACAGAACCGGATAAGGCACTTTGCAAGCAGTTCAACAAGGAAACACGTGATGGAAAGAATATGCGTCATTACAGCGACCTGCTGCAATCGGCCATAGAAAGTATTATCACAGTGAAAGAAGAGAGTGATATAGACAGTCTTTTCTCGGTAGGTGAAACAAGTGCTTTGACCTATAACATTAAAGGACTGGATGATTTTGAATTGATTTGTTTTTTAGTAATAGAGTAATTATGAGTATATCAAATATTGAAATAGGAACGTTCCTTAATTTTTTTAACAGAAGTGGGTATGTATTAGATTTCTCTACTGTGGATTTTGATACTTTTACTCATGAAAGTATCGGTGTGCCACTTTGTGAAACATATAAAATGTCAAAAGGAAAATCGCTGGTGGCATATGTAAAACAGGCATCACCACAAAATATAATCAAGTTGTTTAATGATTTGATGACACACTATGAGTTATCTTCTCTTAAAGAGTTTGATGAAGAAAATCAAAAAGCATATGCAACCGCATATCTTAAATGTCGTTCTATTCTTGATAGGATAAATTCAAATACGATAGCAGATGTAGGAACCGTAAAACTTAAAGAAGTTTTCAACAGTGATTATATATCTTCTCAAATTGATTTGATGGTGAAAATGCAAGATGAAAATCCAACAGAAGCAATAGGCAAGGCAAAAGAGTTGATAGAGAGTTGTTGTAAAACCATATTAGAAAAAGAAGGACATATTATTGAAAAGGATTGGGATATGCCACGATTGGTGGATGAAACTTTTAAGTTGTTTGGTATTATGCCTAAACAAATATCTGATGATATTAAAGGAGCTAAATCTATAAAGCAAGTTTTAGGAAACTTAAAAGCTACGGCACAAGGAATATCAGAGTTGAGAAATTTATATGGCAGTGGTCATGGGAAATCAAGTTCTTTTACAGGACTTGAGCCAAGGCACGCAAGTCTTGCTGTTGGAAGCAGCGTGACATTGGTAAGGTTTTTATGGGATTCATATGAACGTTACAAACATATTAGCAACAAAGGATAATGGATAATATACTGAGTTTTCCTACTTCAACAATAGTCAATAAACCTGTGCCTAAGAATGCGTTTTATGGAAGAAGTAATGACTCTTCCTTGCGTGAATTTCTGACACGGGAGTTTGAAGGTATTGTATGGCTGTATAAGCTTGCACCTGCTACACTCAATGTAGAGGATGGTGAATATGTGCATGAGATTGACGTGTTCTATTGCAGAATGAAAGAAGATAAGTATAGCATTAAGCCTTTCTGTACAATGGATGAGTTGCTGCCACGACATACGGTTTTCATTATTGAGTACGGTGAGACGTTTGATTTACTGATGCATCATAAAGAAATGTCGGTTGTTCATGGAGAACAGAAATGGAAGTGCAGTATTAGTGAATTGAAACGGGATATACGAATTGATGCTGATACTCTGAATATCCAAGGGCAGTCTATGGATGTCGTTTACAACGGTTTGCTCAGTCAAATATCAGGATTATCTGCATCTACAAAAGAAGAATATAAAGAACAGGTTGATGTACGTAAACAGATCGAAAGTATTCAGAAACAGATTATGACACTGCAAAAACGGATAAAGGCAGAAAAGCAGTTTAATCGACAAATGGAATTGAATACAGAGGTACGTCAACTTAGGAAAGAAATAACATTACTAACTGATAAATTAAATAAGAACAATATATAATTATGAAACCCAATAAATTAGAATTGAACTCGGTTGATGGGACACAACTGAATTTGGAAGCTCTCTATCAGATAGCACCATCCTGTTTTACGGAAGTAAAGGATGATAAAACCGGTGAGTTACGTCATGTGGTAAATTTCAAGACTTTGCGTCAATTGCTTGGCGATAATGCAGTGGAAGATGCGGATGAAATGTATCAGTTTACCTGGCCGGGAAAACAAGAAGCTCGCCGGGAAGCTGTTCGTTCTACCACAAAGACTTTACGTCCGGTGGTAGAGGATAGCGTGGATTGGGATAACACACAAAATCTGTATATTGAAGGTGATAATTTGGAGGTATTGAAGTTACTTCAAAAGTCATATATGGGTAAAGTAAAGATGATTTATATTGACCCTCCTTATAATACAGGTAATGATTTTGTGTATGATGATGATTTTGCAGCTTCACAGGATGATTATGATTTATTTGCTGGAAATATAGATGAACTAGGAAATCGTTACAGAAAGAATACAGAAACCAATGGTCGTTTTCACTCAGATTGGTGTTCGATGATGTATTCTCGTTTAATGGTAGCTCGTTCTTTGTTGACTGAGGATGGAGTGATTTTTATTTCAATAGATGATAATGAACAGAAAAATCTAAAGAATATTTGTGATGAAATATATGGAAGTACAAATTTTCTTGCACAAGTAATATGGGAAAGAGCCTTTTCGCCTATTAATTTGATGAAGCATTTTTCTCCTTCGCATGATTATATTTTAGTCTATGCAAAAAATGGAGAGAATGCGGTATGTAATGGAATAAAAAGAAGTGAAGAAGCAAATGATCGTTATTCTAATCCGGATAATGATCCAAGAGGGGTATGGTCTTCAAGTGATATATCTGTTGGACCTGCAATTCAAGAGAATGTATATACAATTACGACCCCTTCGGGGCGTGAAGTAGAGCCTCCAGCTGGGCGCAGCTGGAGGCTCTCTCGGAAAGCTTTCCGAGAGAGACTCCAAGATAATCGTATTTGGTTTGGTCCAGATGGCAATGGCGTTCCTAGAATAAAACGTTTTCTTTCAGAATTACGAAAAACTGGTGTTACTCCAATGACTATCTGGAAGCATACTGAAGTAGATCATTCACAAGGAGCAACCCAGAAATTGGCAAAACTGTTTGATGGAAAAAAGTATTTTGATTATCCGAAGCCTGTTACTTTAATTCAGCGTTGTATATCTTTGTATAGTAATAAGGATTCATTGATATTAGATTTTTTTTCTGGTAGTGCTACTACTGCTCATGCCGTAATGCAGCTAAATGCAGAGGATTGCGGCAATCGTAAATATATAATGGTTCAACTTCCAGAGGAAACGCCTGAAGACAGTGAAGCTCGTAAAGCAGGCTATAACACAATTCCAGAAATAGCCAAAGAACGTATCCGTCGGGCTGGAAAGAAAATCAAGGAAGAATCTCCATTGACAACACAAAATCTTGACACTGGTTTTCGTGTATTCCGCTTGGCTGACAGTAATTTTGAGGAAGTAAAGAAAGCTCCGGCGGAATACAACCAATCGCAGCTTGACCTTTTCCTTAATAACGTTAAGAGTGACCGTACAGACCTTGACCTTTTGTTTGGAGCTATGCTCAGTTGGGGTGTACAGCTTTCTTTACCTATGACCAGTGAAGAAGTGGATGGAAAGATGATTTATTCGGTTAATGATGGTGACCTTGTGGCTTGCTTTGCAGATGATATTACGGAAAATATTGTAAAAGCCATGGCTGACAAACAACCGCTCCGTGTATTGTTCCGTGACAGTTGCTTTGCCCGTGACGATGCAAAAATCAATGTGTTCGAAACTCTGAAACAGTTATTAGATTGGAGCGAGGAAGAAGCCATAAAAAATATCAAGGTTATATAAAGTGTTGAGGTATGGAAGAAAATAAGATGATTATTTATACCTCTATTGACGGTCAGACCAGGATTGATGTCAGACTGGAGGATGAAACACTTTGGCTTACTCAAGCACAGATGTGTGAACTGTATCAGACGAGCAAGTCGAATGTGAGTGAACACATCAAACATATCTTTGAAGAAGGAGAATTGGAGGAAAATTCAGTTGTTCGGAAATTCCGAACAACTGCTTCAGATGGAAAATCATATAATACTACATACTATAATCTGGATATGATTATAGCACTTGGTTATCGTATCAAGTCTGTAATAGCCACTCGCTTTCGGCAATGGGCGACACAGAGGCTGAAAGAATACATGATAAAAGGCTTTACACTGGACGATGAGCGGTTGAAAAAGTTGGGTGGCGGTGGTTATTGGAAGGAATTGCTGGAACGCATACGTGATATCCGTGCCACAGAAAAGGTGTTCTACCGTCAGGTGTTGGAAATATATGCTACAAGTATAGATTATGATCCTCGTGCTTCTGTAAGCCAGGAGTTCTTTAAAAAAGTACAGAATAAAATTCATTATGCGGTTCACGGACATACGGCTGCTGAACTGATTGTGGAACGGGCAGATGCCGAAAAGGATTTTATGGGTTTGCTGACGTTTAAGGGTACTCAACCTACATTGGCAGAAGCAAAGACGGCCAAGAATTATCTGGACGAAAAAGAACTTCGCGCAATGGGACAACTGGTTTCCGGATATCTGGACTTTGCGGAGCGTCAGGCAGAGCGTGAACAACCCATGACAATGAGTGACTGGGCAAACTATCTTGACAGAATCCTGACCATGTCGGGAGAACAGTTATTGCAAGATTCCGGTAAAGTGTCGCACACAGAGGCTATGGAACATGCTACGAACGAGTACCGTAAATACAAACAACGAACCATCAGTGACGTAGAACAAGATTATCTTGATGCTATCCGTATGTTGGACAACTTGAAAAAAAATAAGAATCAGAATGAAACTGAAATATAAGCACCAACGCTTTCAGGCTGATGCAGCCAAAAGTGTGACAGATATATTTACCGGTCAGCAATATTGTGATAGTGCCGATTTTCTGATAGACCTGGGTAAGAATAAAGGAGTGTTTGATTTGACGGGTTTTGGTAATCAGAAGTTGATGCTTGACCGAGAGTCAATTACGGAGAATCTGAGACAAATTCAGATGAACTGGGGACTTAAACCTGTTGAATATTTGCAAGGTGATATTTCAAACCCGATGTTCACCATTGAAATGGAGACCGGTACCGGTAAGACTTATACATACATCAAGACGATGTATGAGCTGAACAAGTTGTATGGCTGGAATAAGTTTATCATAGTAGTACCCAGTATTGCCATTCGTGAAGGTGTGCAGAAAAGTTTTGAAACTATGCAGGAACACTTTGCCACAGAATACGGTAAGCGTATCCAGTTCTTTGTCTATAACTCCAAACAGCTTTCCAAAATAGATAGTTTTGCAAGTGATAGCGGATTGCATGTGATGATTATCAATACACAAGCATTCAACAGTTCCATGAACGAAGACAAGAATCAGGAAGGACGTAGTGGTGATGCTGCTGCACGTATTATATTCTCCAGACGTGATGAGTTTGGTAGCCGCAGACCTATTGATATATTGGCTCAGACAAATCCTATTATGATTATTGACGAGCCGCAAAGTGTATTGGGAGCAAAGAAGGATAATGCAACAAGAAAAGGTATTGCAAAGTTTCACCCGTTGTTCACCTTGCTGTATAGTGCAACACATAGAAAAGACGATGTGTACAATATGGTGTACAGGCTGGATGCTATGGATGCTTACAACCGGAAATTAGTGAAGAAAATAGAGGTAAAAGGTATTTCACAATTAGGTTCAACAGCTACAAATGGTTTTGTCTATTTGGATGAAATAGTAATAGGGAAAGGTAATCCGCAAGCCCGTATTTCGTTTGATGTGAAAACGGCCAATGGCTTCAAGCAAACGACTCGTTTGGTCGGTGAAGGGTTCAATCTTTTTGAACAAAGCGGTGAACTGGCTGAATACGATAATCATTTCATTGTTGAACGCATTGACGGTATAGACGGTTCTATCCGTTTCCTGAACGGCATAACTCTTTATGAAGGCGATGCTATCGGAAAAGTAAATGAGGATGTGCTTCGCAGGATTCAGATACGTGAAACGATTCGTACTCATATCGAGAGGGAAAGAGAACTGTTTTCAAAAGGAATTAAAGTGCTTTCACTCTTCTTTATTGACCATGTAAACAGTTACCGCATTTATGACAAAGATGGTACTAGCAACGGTAAATTCGCAGATATGTTCGAGGAAGAATACAGGAATGTAATTCAGGAAATGCAACCACGTTTCTCTGATGAAGAATATGTCCGATATCTGCATAAGTTCTCAGCAGAAAAAGTACATCAGGGATATTTTTCTCAGGATAAAAAGGGAATTGCCGTTGATTCAAAAGAAAAAGAGGGAGATAATGAAATACGTGCATACGATTTGATTATGAAAAACAAGGAACGGCTGTTGAGTTTTGAAGAACCGGTACGCTTTATTTTCTCTCACTCTGCCCTGAAAGAAGGTTGGGATAATCCAAATGTATTTCAGATTTGCACATTGAAAGATACCGGTAGTGAAATAAAGAAACGCCAGGAAGTAGGCCGTGGTATGCGTCTTTGCGTAAACAAAAATGGCGAGCGACAGGATCAGGATGTATTGGGTGATGGTGTGTTCGATGTAAATATTCTCACAGTGATAGCCAGCGAAAGCTATGAGCATTTCAGCAAGCAGCTTCAGAGTGAACTCGCTGAAGATGTTGCGGACAGACCTGTTCAAGTTACGGCTCATTTGTTTGAAGACATTGTAATGGTAGCTTCAGACGGTAAAGAGATAAAAATCAATCGTGAATTGGCGTGTGAAATTCATGAGGAGCTTATCAGTAATGGCTATGTGAAGAAAGGCAAACTTACTGAGAAGTATTTCAATGACAAGAAAGCTGGAACTATTTATCTGGGAGAAGAACTGAATCCAATTAAAGCCGGAATACTTGGCAGACTTGATACCATCTTTAACCCGGATAGCATGAAACCAGACAATGCACGTAAACCCAAAGTTGCCACATTTAGGGAAGATTTGTTCAAAGAAAAGTTTACAGAAGTCTGGAAACGTATTAATGTGAAGACTTACTATAAAGTGGACTTTAGTACAGGTGAATTGATAAAGAAGGCTATAGAAAGCATTGACAAACATCTGAGTGTTACAGAAATACGCATTGTAATAGAGGGCGGTTCCTTAGAAAATATCCGCGACAAGGAATCTTTACAGTCTGGAGTGGCCATGACGGCAGGAAAGACACGTACAATCCGTGTTTCGGAGACTGTTGGTAATAGTGTCCGCTATGATTTGGTAGGTGATCTGGTAAATGCAACCGGATTAACACGAAAAACCATAGTGGAAATATTAAAGGGCATAAAACCAACAACTTTTGCCCAGTTCAAGATGAATCCGGAAGAATTCATTATAAAGACTGCAAATATCATTAATGATGCCAAAGCTATAGCTGTTATCCAGAAAATAGCATACGAGCGTAGTACGAATACTTACGATATGGATATTTTTACAGAAAGTACCATTAGAGGTAAATTGGGTATCAATGCTCTGGAAAGTGCCAAATCGCTGTATGATATTGTAGTCGTTGATAGCCAAGGCACAGAGAAAAACTTTGCAGAAGCATTGGAAAAGGAAGATGCGGTGGAAGTGTATACCAAACTGCCACGTGGATTCTATATCAATACCCCTATGGGGCATTATAATCCAGACTGGGCTGTAGCATTTAAGGAAGGCAGTGTAAAGCATATATATTTCATTGCAGAAACTAAAGGCAATGACTGGCAGGAATCACAACTTAGAGGTTCTGAGGATGCAAAGATAGAATGTGCACGCCGCCATTTTGCTGCGATAAGTGACAGTAAAGTGGTTTATGGAGTAGTAAAAGATTATCAGAGTTTATATAACCTTGTGACGAAATAATAATTTGTATAAAATATGATAGAACGAGTAATAATAAAAAATTATAAAGGCATAAAATCTGCTGATATTAAATTTCATGATTTTACTAATATTATTGTGGGTAATAATGGGGTTGGAAAATCTACAATTATTGAGGCAATGTCTTTAGCTTTAGGATACGGTCTAAATAGTTTAGAAGTTACTCCAAATCTGTTCCATCATTCTGTTTGGGAAGAGTTTAGAGAGACAAAGGAGTTACCTGAAATATATATTGAAGTTATATTCAAGACAAATCCAGAACTAGCGGAGTATTCAGGTAAGAATCATAGTTTACACCCAGAAGAATTGATAGGAATACATTTTTCCATATGTTTTGATGAAGATTATCGAGATCTTTTTGAATTAGAAAAGGTAGATTGTAAACATATACCTTGTGAATATTACAAAATAGAGCGTTACTGGTTTTCTGATGCACCTGTTAAGCAGTTTAATATACCTTATAATATACAATTGATAGATTCTACATCTGCATTTTTCAATTCTAGAACAAATCAATATATTACTAGAATTATTCAATCCAAGTTATCAGAGAAAGAAAATATAATGATAAAAAAGAAACTCAGAAAAATTAAACAAAACTTTGAAGAGGATGAAGATGTAATAGAAATTAATAGGTCATTATCTCTAAAAACCGAGAAAGTCAAGAAAGATTTCTCGATTTCTGTTGATTTAAACAGTAAATCTGCCTGGAATACTATTATGTGTCCTGTTTTAGAAGAGATTCCTTTTAATCAAATAGGACTTGGTGAACAATGTATCATCAAAACTCTTTTATCTATTGATAACAAGGAGAACAAGAAAGAGTCTATTGTTATAATAGAAGAGCCAGAATCACATCTATCACATACTAAGATGCATGAATTGTTGCAATATTTATCAGATAGAACAGAAGGGCAATTATTTGTAACTACTCATAGTAGTTTTGTTGCTAATCGATTAGAACTGAATAACCTTATTTTGATAGCTAATACAAATGGTGTAATTTCTGATAGTCGAATTAGTATTGCAGGAATTGACATTGATGTATATAAATACTTTTTTAAGACATGCAACTATCCAACTTTGCGTTTGACATTATGTAAAAAGGCTGTTTTAGTGGAAGGGCCAACTGATGAAATGTTGGTAACTTATTATTACAAGACTCAACGTAATAAGCACCCATTTGACGATGGTATAGAATTAATGAGTGTTACTGGGGTTGCATTTAAGCATTTTATCCAGTTAGCTAAATCATTAAATATTAAATTGGCAATTATTACAGACAATGATGGAAAATCTGAAGATGAAATAATTAATTTATATAATTCAGAAAAATCTGTTAATATTGGAGTCTTTACAGAAAAAGAAAGAACTTTAAATACATTGGAACCATCATTTGTGAACAAAAATATAACAAAACTGAATTCTTTATCTAAGGTCGTAAGGAAAAAAAGGAGGCAGAAGAAACAAAAGAGAAATTAATAGAGTTCATGGAAAACAACAAAACGGAATGGGCTTACCGTTTACTTTCTTCATTAGATGAAGATAAGCATGAAATATTTAATGTTCCTGATTACATCACATCTGCTATATCATGGTTAAATGAGTAATATATATGAAAGAAAAAGATAATATTTGCTATATAGCATCTGCTGGTGCCGGTAAAACGACTTGGTTAATAGAATCCTTATTAGCCAGACGGAATGTTATTTCTAACCATAAGAAGATTGCAATTGTAACTTTTACAATAAAGAACCAAGAAGTAATAAGGAATAAGATAATTAAGAAACATGGATTTATTCCGTCAAATATATATGTATTAGGTTGGTTTGAGTTTTTATTGAAATATATTATAAATCCTTATAAAGGAGATATAATACCATTTCTTTATATGAAGCACATTGGGGTGCAATTAGTAAATTCACCATCTGGGATAATCAAAATTGGTGGAAAGTACAAATACAAATATAAAAAGAGTGATATTGTTAGAAAATATTTAACAAGAGATAAGACAAGAATTTATTCTGATAAGTTATCTGAATTTGCTTTTGAATGTATTTCATGTAACAAAGAAAATTTCTACAACAGAATTAATTCAATATTCGATAGCATCTACTTTGATGAAGCACAAGATTTTGTAGGTTTTGATTATGAAATAATAAAAACCTTGATAAAAAAATGTTCAATAAGATGCATTATAGCTGCAGATCCTAGGCAACATACTTTTTCAACTCATATATCTGAAAAATATGGTAAGTATTCTGGTAAAATTGATGTTTTCCTAGATAAGAATGTTAATACTGCTAAAAAAGAATATATCAAAATTGATAATTCATTTTTAGCAAAATCACATAGGTGCATTAAAGAGATATGCGAACTGAGTTCGAAACTTACTCCATTGTACCCACCAACAGTTTTTTGTGAATGTGAAAAATGTGTTTCTCGTAGAAATGAATATAAAGGAAGTATAGGATGTTTTTTAATAAAGAAACAAGATGTTGATAATTATGTAAAATTAAATAACCCAATAGCATTGACATGGAATAAAACAATAAAGATCCACAATGGAATAAAAAGTAGAATAAATTTTGGTGAATCTAAAGGATGGGAATGTAGCTCATCAATAATATATTGTACTAATACAATGCAAAATTGGTTGAAAGATCCCAATTATAAATTACCTGATGAAAGTAGATCAAAATTATATGTAGCTATAACAAGAGCTCGTTTCATAACAGCATTAGTTGTTGATGATGATTTTGACAACTCAGTTATCGATATTCCCTTTTGGAATGGTAACAGTTGATATATATTGTACACTGAATATAACCTAAATAGCTTTATAGATGTTATTCAATGCACAATATACTTATCTTTTGTGAGAATATATATACTCCATATTTTTTATAAAAATACTTAGTGATTCATCTCTTTTACATTCATTTAGGAGTAAAATATATTTTTCTTCTGTTTTATTTAGCCTGTGATTTTCACGTAAAATAAAGAATGAGGTTACTATGCTGACTACCCATATAAAAATGGCTATAAGGATACAGAATTGCTTGATATACCTGAATCCGACATATCTGTCAATCCAAGACCAAAGTCTCTTGAAGACCCAAAAAATCCAGCCTTTAATGGTAGTAGGTTTTACCGGTGCTTTTGACATGTTATGCCGTTCTGCTACAACATCAAGGATACGGTTCATTCGTTCTATGTAAGGGATAATCTTAAGATATTGCTTGTTCGTGTCCGCTGTCAGTGCAACAGCGTTAAGGCTGTTCTTTTGTATATCCGTACATAGATTGGCAATCTTAACCAGTAATTCTTCTGTCTGGGCATCGGACTTTCCGGTTTTCAGTTCCTCGTATGCTTTGCTCAATTTATCTAATATATCATAGAACAAATTTCTCAGTTGGATAAACTGTCTGTCTCCACTGCTATCCATATTGTGGCCACCGGTTTTACTTACAGAGGCAATTTCACTCTTTATAGAAACAAGTCCGGCTTCTATCCGGTTAAGTTTGTCCGTATGTCTATCCAGTGTAGTCTGGATTTCATCAATGGAATCATATTCTTCATCCTTTAACGGTTTGTTCTTTGCCATTGTTACCTCCTTCTGCCTTTTCGTGGTACATATTTGTCTTTTTCTTCATCACGTTTGTTATCGTCGCTGCTTCCACCACCGCCACCTCCTGTTTCCGGTGCCTGATGTGGCTGAACTATCAGTTCAATGGCGGCTCCAACTATTCCAGATCCTATTGAACTGCCACTGTCGGTTCCGCTTTCTACATTGCCAGCAGCCATAGTTTCCTGATTGGATTGTGCATTCTGAATATTCGGGCTGTATTCCGGAGTGTCCACCGGACAGGCTTCCGCATGAGCCATATCCTTTGAGATATTCATGTCAGATCCGGTAAAAACGGAGTCATGTTTTCTGATATCCGATATAGCGGTTTTTTCCTGCCCATAACTGCCGAACTTCCTTCTTAAATTTCCGAATGACAATTCCGGATCCACTTTCTTTCCGGCAAAAGAAAGATTTTCTGCTGTATATACGATACCACGTACATTCCCGTATTCATCCCTTACCATGGTTATATCGACACCTTCTGATTTCAGCCTTGAGATATATTCTTTCCACGAGCTGGCTTTGTCAAGAATAGGGAAAGCTATGTCCATGATATAATATTTGACCTTATCCTTTCCGATAAGTCTGTCTCGGTTTACATCTTTTTTTCTCTTCGATGGAGCAGAAAGTCCGTATTTTGCCCGGATAGATTTGCAGACATTTACTGAACGTGCATAGTTGCTGTCGCATGTGATAGCCTTTCCTTCGTTGTCTATACGACTGTAAGCAATATGTACATGATCGTGTTCTTGATCAAGATGACGGTAGCCAAGATAGATAGTGGGCGGAAATTTCATACGCTGCATGTATTCCTTGCAGAGCTCCGTTATAAATTCGTCAGTCAGCCTTTCCCGGTCTTTGGGCGAGAAACTGATTACCAGATGTCCCATCTTATCCTTTATCTTGGAAGAACTGTTTGCCCATTGGAGATTGAAGGCAGCAACCACAGTCCGGTTTGAGGTTGTACTGACTCCATTGGAAAAAATCACTTTGGCATTTTTCTCTTTCATGCTATTGAGGTAGTCAATCAGACCTCCGGCTGATTTTCCTTTCATTATTTTTGCATTCATCGTTATCTTAGTTCACTTAATTTATTCAAAACTTCATCTATCTTTTCTGACAATAGCCTGTCAGCTGCGGCCACATCCTCATAGCCTGCAATGTGCGCTTCGTGTGCCAGCTGGTTCAGGTTGTTTGCCATTCCTGCGAGCTTCCTGAAACAATCCATCATCTCCTGGGATAGCGGTTCGTTTATCTTACCGTTTATTGCCAGATCATAGACTATGGAGGAAAGTGAAGCCTTCATCCTGCGGCTTCTTTTTTTTAGTTTTTTGAAGTTCAGTTCATCAAAACCGACCTTTATAAAATGGCACTTTTTCTCTGTCGAATCCTTTCGAGGACGGCCTCCTTTTCTCCGTTCTGGATCCTTTCGGGGTGTGGGTGCAAATTCTGTCATGTCCGTTTGTTTAAGGTCATCCAGGCGGAGCCTTCCGACATTCAGTCGGTGGTTTTTTGGCACAAAAAACCTATCTTGCTCCCACACCCCTTAAAAAAGTGTCCTACTTTCTGAACAGGATGTACAATGCTACGGAAGCCATTATAACAGGCTATTGTACAATATTCGTCGTGGATGACGGATTTATAAATGGAGTTTTATCTGTGCCAGTGTACCTGTGCTTCCTCATAATATGAGTGGTCTCTGGCTATTGATTCAAGGACTTTGTGCAGATAGTCCAGTTCGTGGTGTTCCAGGCATGGAATGGCTCCGATTTCTATATTGTATGATGCTATCCACCTATATTCGCTCCACTTCTCATAGTCTTTTCCGGTACGGCTTACTATGGAATCAAAATAGGTATTTACCTGTTCTATCTGCCGTTCCGACGGTACACCATCTATGCCTTTGGCATGTATAAAGGAAATCATGGAATCAACGGCATTTGCCAGTAAAGGATCAACTTCAGCGAGTACCTTTTTGAGTTCTTCCTGTTTCATGTCTTAACTTGTTTGGAGAATATGTCAGCTCCGGTATGAACCGTTACCAAACCTGATGGGCACGACCATTTCAATAAGCCGGTCGGCGATACGTTCCTCATATTTTTCCTTAATCTGTGAAAATGTCAGATTTGTCGTAAAAAGGGTGAACAGCTGTTCCTCATACCGTTTTGTTATCAGGTCTATCATAGGGGTAAGACAATTGCCAAAACTGATGATTTCCTTTGGGTCTGTCCCGAAATCATCTATCGCAAGGATTGGAAGTCTGGCTATCCGAGCCCATTCCTGATATTCGTCTTTGCACCTGTAAGCCAGTTCCCTTGCATTCCACAGCGATACGCTATAACTGGAATTGGTCTGCGGATGGCGCAAGTTCAATGAATTTATCAGGGTACGGATGGCTTTAAGCCATGTGGTTTTTCCATTTCCGCACATTCCGCTGAAAAACAGACCGAACTTTTCGGAATTTCCCGTAAGGAAGCGTGCAATCTGTTCACGTTGGCTTTCAAATTCTTCACAGGTTGTGAAATGTCTGCACCTGTATTCGACTTCTGCCTGGTATGCGGCCAGCAGCATATCCTTTGTCTGTTCGTAGGAATATGGCAGCCTAAACCGGCCAATCGTAATCTTCCGGTGAAGTAGCTGTGATTTCAGTAGCTCTACGTCCACTGTTGACTCGTTTTGATTCTGCTCTTTCATGTTTTAGTCTATAATTCATTTTAATGTTCAGCCAGTTGCGGAAATGTTTCTGGATGTCTATTATTTCCCTCTTGTCGGATGACTTCATTTTTTGTTCGGCAATGAACATTTTCAGGTATTCCAGTACAGTTTCACGGTCTATATCGCTTCCCCGTTGAAGGATTACTGAGTCCAGCCAGGCAGCATCATTTGCAAGAATCATTTCCAGTTCATCCAGTTCCAATTTTCCGTTGCTGACATTATGAATATTATTATTTCTATTTTTATCTTTTATATTAATAGGGGACAACGGCACCGACATCTTTACCGACAAGTTCTCCGACAACGGCACCGACAACTGAGAAGTACGGTCAATTATGGTATATAAAGGCGGATTCTCCTTTCCAGTCCCGGCTGTGAATGAAATCAGACCTCGCTGCTGGAGTCCGGCCCTGGCCTTTACAATATTCTGCTTTGTTGTCTGAAGATCGGCACTTATTCTTTCCGTATAGCCTGTAAACGGCATCTGCCATCTGGCGGAATTTGCCATATTAAGAAGATAGAAGTATAAGATTGTTTCTGTCTTGGAAAATGCCCTGTATCCGTTATCCCTCCAGAATAGACTGAACAATTCATACAGGTTCATAATACAGGCTATTTAAGTAGGTCTTTTTGGGTCACATAGGCGATTGCCTGCCGGTCCACTTCTTCCTGTGGTGCTATGCGTATCCTGCGGAGCCATTGATCAAGTTCGTCCTTGTCAAAGAAGCACAGTTTGCCGTTTGGTTTGTAGAAAGGAATCTCCTTTTTCATCATCAGTTTATGCAGATAAGACTTTTTCATCCCCAGATATTCGGCAGCTTCTACCGTTGTCAATAAATTGTTTGTCATATGATTCTATTTTATAATTATTATTTCCGTTTCGACAGCAAACAGGTTTTTGAATGCTTTTTCTTTCCTTTTGCTCTGTTGCAAAATTATGCCTATTCCCAAGTGGAACAATGTGTACGATTTGTGGTTGGGGACAAAAAACAAATAAAGCCATATCGTTGTTAATCAACAATATAGCTTTATTTAATTTGTTAAAAGATGTATATCTCTGTGGTCGCTCTGTAATTCTGTGTGGTCACTTCACAGATTTTGCCTTTTCGATGGCTTTTTCGATAGCCTTGACGAATTGGGCATTGGTTTCTCCTGTTCCGGAATTGAGTGCATCTCTATAATGGGATTTGTAGTATCCGGGACTGATTTTACACTGTTCCAGCATGTGTTGTATCCACTCCTTTGCTAAAGACTCATTCATTATCTCTTTACTGACGACATACAACAGGTAACAGACACGGCTGTTTTCACGATGACGGACAACAACAGGTCGTGAAACTTCTTTCAGGTTCATGAAATCTACGAAATCCGTACCTTTCATGTGTTCAAACTGGTTGCCGTTGCAGATCTTGTACAGGCTGCAACAGATGGTCAAATCTACTATATCAAATAGTTTGGCCGTTTCTTTCAAGTACAGTCCTGTCATATCTTACCTTCGGATTTCAGTTCTTCTATATCTTTGATAATGCTGTCTGCAATCCTTTTCATTCGAACAACCAGCATTTCAAGGTATATCATCTCAAAAAAATAAAGTTTGGCTGTTTTCTCACGTTCTGCGGTGTAAAAGCGGTATGTCTCATCACTCTTGGCTTTCTCTGCTTCATATCTTGCCTTTACCTCCTCGGATTCTTTTTCTATGGCCTTGTAATCGTCATCTTCAGGATTGAGATAGTCCATGCGGACACTCATTTGAGAATACCGTTTCCATAGTTGTGAAGCGGCATATGCAATAGAGTCATATTCCTTTTCAAGCGGCTTGATATGCCTGTCGCAGACTGGTTGCGGATTATAAGAGCCAAATATATCCTCGTGACTTTCATAAGTGGCAAGGAAGTCAGACGCAGCGGCAGACAAGGCTTTTGCCTGTTCCATGAGTATTGCCGGGCTGTCGTTTAACTCTTTTTCAGCTGAGTTGATTATACTGTTTATGTCTTTGTAGTCATGATAGAATCCGGAAAAAACCAGATTTTCCTCAAAGGTCAGTTCTGTATCTTTGATATATTTCAAAAGGAGCCTGTTTACTTCAAGCAACCTTTCAGTTATTTCAGCAATATACATCTTTATAGTGGGGTTATGTAATCAATACTAAAATTCCATGTCACTGAATGCATCGTCTATAAGACTGACTGCATCATCCTTTTTCTTGTTGATGATCTTCGCATATATCTGGGTTGTTTCCACCTTGGTATGCCCAAGCAGTTTGCTTACAGTATATAAGTCAACTCCCAAAGTCAGCATCATCGTTCCGAAAGTATGTCTGCTGCAGTGGAACGTTATCGGCTTACTTATTCCGGCGGCTTCCATCCATGGAGTGATATATATCTTGGTGCAGATCTCGCGCGGAAGTTTAGGGAAGATAAGACACTCATCACTCATGTTACCTTTTTCCGGGAGCCAGCCGATGGCTTTCTTGGATATGGGAAGATATATGGGTGTTCCTGTCTTCTGCATCAGCTTGTTCAGTCTCCACTGGTCACCGTCCTTAATGAGATCCTTCCATCTGAGCTGACGGATATCGCTATATCTCAAACCGCAATAGCAAGCGAACAGAAAAGCCTGTTTGATATGCTTATGGGGATTTTCCGTTTCTTCAACTTTTTTCAATTCATCTATTGTCAGGAATTCCCTTTTGCTTTCTGGTACCTTTATCTTGTCCTGGACGGAAAGCTTGTTTATGGGATTTTCTGATATGATGTCCTCACGGACTGCCGTGTTCAAGGCATTACGCAGACAGGACATATAACTGATTATCGTGAATGTCTGAACCTGTTTTCCGCTACGTGTGCGGTAGTCATTTTTCAGGAAGCTCATGAATCCGATGCAGTATTGCCTGTCAATTTTGTTGAGCGGAATGTTTATATTGTATTTTGTCAGCACATTTATGGTCTTGTGAATCAGCTTCTGGTCTTTGATACCCTTCTGTGCCTGCTTCTTCTTGAAAGTTTCCATCCAGTCGGCCAGTGTCTGCTTGGCTTTCAGTGAAGTATTCTTCAGACCGGCCTTGTTATTGGTTATTTCAAGAATACGGGTCATCTTTATGGCGTTGGCAGCCTGTAGAGTGGCTTCGTTTTGAGCCTTTGCCATGGCTCCTTTCTCCGGTATCAGATACAGTTTCAGAAACTCATAGCTGCGCTTTCCGTCCACATAACAGTCCAGATAAAGTGACTGTACTCCGTTAGCCAGATTCTTTACACGGAGTCTGACGGGTTCCTTTGTGGATTTGATTGTTACTTTATTTGTCATATATATGGGGATTTATAGTTTGTTATCTATCAACCGGACTGCATCATCTTTTTTCTGACTGATGATTTTTGCATACCGTTGTGTGTGTTTGATACTGGTGTGCCCCAAGAGTTTTGATACAGTATAAAGGTCAACACCAAGAGTAAGAAGCATGGTGGCATAGGTATGCCGGGCCGTGTGGTATGAAACATTCTTGTTCATGATTCCGGCTTCCTTTACCCATGGCTTCAGATACTTTGAGAGAGCATAGGGAGTCAGATCAGGAAACACATTGCTGTCAGCATTCCTTTCAGTGTCCGGCAACCATTTCAGTGCCTGTCCGGGCAGAGGAATATAAACGATATTTTCAGTTTTTTTCATTCTGGTAGCCACTTTCCATGTACCATTGTCACTGTAGATGTCTTTCCATTTGAGGGTTCTGACATCGCTCAGGCGCAGTCCACAATTACAGGAAAACAGGAATGCACGTTTTACAGTTTCATTTCCGCACTTTGCTCTGATAAGCTGCTTTACTTCATCGATTGTAAGATATTCCCTGACAACTTCGACCGGCTGTATCTTTTCAGACGACGATAAAAGGGAAAAGGGATTTGTAACAAGTATTCCTTCACGGACGGCCGTGTTAAGGGCTGTATTCAGTTCGCAGAGTATATTGAATCCAGATTTGGGGCTCAGACATCTCCCATCCGACATTTTGTATTCAGTCTTAAGATAATTGGAAAAACCGATGCAGAAAGACTTGTCAATCTGACACAACTCTAAATCTTCACTGTATGTTAAAAGGAATTTTTTGGTTCTTGTGATGTTCGATAGTTCTCTTACACCTCTGTCCTTTTGGATTGTATAGTATTGGTTCATCCATGAAGATAACATGATGGGGGATTGTCCCGTATCTTTGTTGGAAATATATTTATCCGGTACCGGGTTCTTCTGGAGTTCTTTAGTACGTTGCTTCCTGAGTTTTTCAACCTTGTTTAAGGTTGCACGGTTTTTTCTGATGGAATTGTCATCCGTCTCCACAAGCAGGAACAAATTAGGAAGACGTTCATACGTGCGCTTTCCATTCTGGTAAATCTCAAAAGATATGGATTTACGCCCGTCTGCCTTGGTAGTAAACCGGACTTTTACGGGATCTTTTGTATATTTGCCTTTGTCTCCTTCCATCACTTCTAATTTTGTTACAGCTACAAAGGTAACACAATTCCCCGTATTTATCGCAAAAACAAGTAACAAAATTACAGCAAAAATAAGCTATTTAATAAAACGAAAGGAATCAAAGGTAGTTTTATAAGTATCTATAAATTAGCATTATGAGTTGCTTTTATTTCTGTTTCTTTCTTTTGATTTTCGTATTTAAGGTATTAGGCTCCCCCTTCCCTTTGTTTCGTGGCAGACGGGCAAGCCCGTGTGCCTCCTATAACCGGCAGGATAACCGTTA